CGGCCTCAGAAATCGGCGAAATCGCCGGTGAGCCGGTTGATCTGTCAGTGCTTTCCTTCGCCGAACATCTGATCGGATGGTGGCGCATGGAGAATAACGGGAACGACGAGACGGCCAACGCGAACCACGGGACTAGGCTCGGGGACCAGACGTTCTGGGCGACGGTGACACCATGACAGCGCACAGCATGACAGCGCACAGGATCGGCAGATGACCGTCACCCCGGAAACCATCGTCAACCTAGAGGGGCAGATTGCCCTCCTCCGCGCGGAGCTCTCGGGTAAGCTAGACGCCGTGTCGATTAAGCTCGACCTTCACGCAGAAGCCAGGACGGCGGCGAGCGAAAGAGTCGAGATCCTAGAAAAGGACTTCCGCCGGCTCGAGCGCATGGTGCTGATCGTGGGGGTTGCCGCCTTCCTTGGCGGTGGGTCCATCACTGGGACGATCTTCCAAATCCTGAAGCCATAGTAGGCACAGGCTTTGCTAATACGATCCCCCATGGAACCACACAACACTTTCTTTGGCCTACCGACCATTCGAGACCCCGAGGCGGCCCTGCTGTTCCTTGGGGAGTCCCTCAGGGACGCGGAGGCGTACCGAGCCCGCCACCCGGAAGCGATCCCAGGAACGAACGACCCAATGGGGGCTGCGGCGGCGATTGCGGCCGTTGCCACGATCATCCTCGCGGCCAAAGAAATCGGGCTAGGCAGCCACCCGGCCATGACCGGCATCATGAGCAAAACCAACGACCTGGCGGCATGGCTAATTCTGGCCCTCAGCGGGGCTGTTCACCGAGGCCAGGACGGCACGACCAATTCCGACCAGCCTGTCGTTCCGGAGGCCGAATGTGTCGTTCCGGAGGCCGAATGAAAACCATGATCCTGACGGCAAAAGGGACGGCGCCGTGTGTCGTGTATGCGCGGACCCTCCGCGAGGCCACGCGGATCGCTGTCTCGGCCGGACAGTCGTCCGGAAGGGCATGGGTGGTCACCGACGAGTCCGGGCGGGAAGTGGCGACGGGGAAGGCTGTGCCCAGGCCAGAGTTCTGGCCGGCCGCCGGGAAGACGGCCGAGGATCTTGACCGCCGCCTAGCCAGACAGCGTCACCCAAGATAGTCTTGGGGCATGCCTTCCAGGCGCGGGCTGGCGCGATATCTCCGGCGGTCCGCCGATGCTCTTGGGCTCCACCGATGGCGCATCACGGCACTGTCTGACCCTCCCCGCTCTGAGGACGACGACGCCGAGGTCATCGTACACGCCGAAGCCAGGCGCGCGGAGGTCCGCTTCGGACCCGGCTTCTGGGAGGCGAGCGCGGCTGATAAGCGGCGGATCGTCGCTCACGAGCTCGTGCATTGCCTTACCATGCACACGATCATGGGGTACGAGTCGGTCATTGTGGCGCATGCCCCACCGGCCGCGGTGGAGTCCTTGCTTGCCCTGCTCACAGATCAGTACGAGCGCGACACCGAAGCCCTGGCTCTCCTGCTGGCCCCGCGCCTCCCTGTGTGGGTTGACCGAAGGGGCGGGTAGGTGGAGGATCGGGGAATGGAAGACCTGAAAAGCAAACTCACCTCGCGCAAGCTAGCCGTGGTCCTGGCCTCTTTCGCCATGATTGGGGCGGCCATGTTCTCGGGGGTGCTAGAGGTCGCCGAGGGCGTCGAGAACATCGTCAAGGTGGCCATGGCCTACATTGGCGGGCAGGGGCTGGTGGACGTGGCCGGGGCCATTGGTCCCGTCCTGGCCAAGATGAAATCGGACGACCTGAAATGAGCCGGCCCGATGGTTCCAGGGTACGGCAACACCTATGGACCCAGTCCAACAAGGGCTGGCGCCGCAAGTGGACGTGCCGTGCCTGCGGGGCTTACCTTTGGTCGGACGAGTTCGCCGAAATCGGGATCTCTGAAGACGAGAGCGACACCGCTCTTGATCTGGCTTACTTCATGGGCGGAGAAAACAGAGACAAAGGGGGTTGCCAATGAACGAGACGGTCCTGGTTGGATGCGCCATCGGGGCCGCCTGTGTAGGGGCTTTCCTTGCGGGGTGGTTCGCAGCTCGAGCGAGCTCGGCCGCGAAGGCGGCGGCGATCATCCTGGCCGTGCGCAAAAAAGAAGGCGAGGACATCGCCAGGGGAGAGGCCACCATCGCCGGGCTTAAAGCCGCGGCGGAGGAGCGCAGAAAGAAGGCCTGGAAGGATCGGGTGAAGGACCTATGACCGCGCTCGGGACAACCGTCATCGCGTTGGCCTTGTCGCTGGCTGTCGCGCAGAACCCGTGTGACCGCGTGAAAGAGCCGAGCGCGTGCGAGTCGCACTTGCTGACAAAGTACGAAGACCTCGATCTCAAGCTCCACATCTGCGAGGTCTCGAATGACGTCGGGCTTAGGCGCTACGAAGTGGCCATGGCGATGGTCGCCGTGCAAGACGCAGAGAAGCACCTATGGGAGAAACCTGGTTTTTGGGTCCTCATCTCCGGTCTCGCCCTCGGGGCCGGTCTCGGCGTCGGCCTGCTGATCCGGTAGCCCCCAGTCGGTGGCCGCGGGCATCTTCACGACCCGCTTGCTCTCTTCGACGTACTCCATGGTCATCATGATGTTGCTGTGGCCAGCCCAGCGCATGACATCCAGCGGCGAGCACCCTTCGCGCAACCATATCGTGATCCTGGAATGCCTCAGGGCTTTGGCCGTGAACAACTCGACCCCTGCACGCTTGCACGTCAGGGCGAGGTTCCGGCCGAACTGGAACCGGTTGGGGATCTTGAATCGCCTCTTCTCCGCCCACAGGATGTGCTCCACCAGGGCCGCGCTCGTCGCCTGGTCCACCACGGGGATCTTCCGGACCTTCCCCCCCTTGGCCGTGTCCACGGTGAGCTCGCCCGTGTTGACGTCGTAGTGTCGCGGCCGGATCCGCATGAGCTCCTCGGGGCGCAGACCAAGAGACCACAGAATGATCGCATACCGGCGTGGCCAGTCGATCTTGAAGGCGGTAACCACTCGGCGGATCTCGTCCGGCTCCACCAGGCGCCTCGTGTGGATCGCGGCCTGTTGCCACGGTGGCCTGTTGGCCTTGGCCGCTGGGTTTTCATCCACAAGTCCGATCCGCAAGCAGTAGGAGAAGAACGACGCTACGTCTGTGTGCCTCCTGGCGAGGGTGTTTGGGGCGAGGCCGTGGGCGCGGAGCTTGTCGATCCATGCGTCGATGTCCCCCGGGGTGACCTCGGCAGGCCTCTTCCGCGGACCCAGTTGCGTGATCAGGGCCTCAACCGCGGTCTTGACCTCGCCGATCCGCACGCCTCGGTGAGCCCTGGACCGCAGACACCCCCGAAGGGCGTCTGAAAGGGTCAGGCCCCGCGAGGCCCTGCGCGCCCGGATGTGCTTGAGCTTGCGGGACCAGGCGTCCGGGTCCTGCTCCATCTGGGCGTAGAGGGCCTTCGCCGCCTCTTCGGTGGTGACGTCTAGCATGCCTCTGAGAGCGACCCCTTGGCGGATCATGCTCACGTGCCACCACTGTCCCAAACGGTACAGTCCGGGGTAGCCCTCCACCTTGTTGTCGCCCATGGCTCACCTACTTCTCTTCGGTCACTCGGAGTGCGTGGCGCCGCCCCTCTTCCCATCCGCCCAGCGCCATGAAGAGGGCTGTCATGGCCATCCGCGACCAGTTCACCCCATAGACCCCAGCCGAGAGGCCTACCAAGACGCAACCGGTCGTGTCCTTGGGGAAATTGCCGGAATGGATGTAGATCCGGCCTCGCGAGTAGGGACCGAGGACCCTGAGGGCGCGCGCCTTGCGGCCGGCTGGGCCGGTCCACATGGCGTGCTCAACCTCGTAATCACCGACCGGAAGGCGCTTGTAGCCCTCAAGGCGTTCGAGGACAGGCAGCGAGAGGTCCCCCCACTCGAGCCGGCCTCGGGACCCCTGGGCTCCGGACTTGTCGGTCACCATGGCCAGGTCAATCGGGTGGCGATGAAGCAGGAGCATCATAGGAGATCCCCCCGACCTCTGCCCCTCTCGGTGTCACACATCGCAGGCCTCCGTCTGCGGACCAGCACATTCCGCGCTCGTGCAGTGATTGGATTTCTCGCGCCGAAGGCCTGGCGACACAGCGCACGTCAAGACATCCGGTCGCGGATGACAAGGCAAAGAGGCCACAAAGCCAGAGCGGTGGACAACCTCGGTGCCGCAATCGGGGTCCGTGAGGATCACCAGTCCGGCCTCGGCCTCCGTCAGGCCCCCGTGGACGTACTGGAACAAGGCCTCTGCCCATTCCGCTTGCGCCAGACTGGGTTCTGGCTCGTAAGCTAGGCATCCCCCTCCTCCTCCTTCGTCCGTCGTCTCCATGATTTCCACATCCTTCGTGTTTTTTTGGTTGGGCTCCATTTCAGCTCCTTTCCGTTGGCGGACCTAATCCCAAGATTCGTGCCAATGATTGCCTTGAGCCTGGCCTCTAGATCGCTCTTGGCTCGCCCGACGCGATCAAGGCTTTCCTTAACCGCCCGGCTTTCCCGATCCAGGCTGCGGGTCTCTTCCGTGAATTCCTCGAGCTTCGTTTCGAGTCCGGCCGCCTCCTCGTCGTGCTCGGCGAGCTCGTCCATCATGGACGACTGATCTTGGTCGGCCACCAGGATGGTTCCGTTCGAGTCCGGGAACATCATCGACAGGTAGCGATTCGTGTTTGCGCCCCAGTCTGGGGCCGGGGGTAAGCCGTCGATGACATGCGTCTTGAACCACCGACTAGCCCTGGTCAGGGCGTCGGCGCACCATTCTTTGTCCCACCGTAGCCTGTATTGCCGGAATTCAGAGCTGTCCAGCAAGACAACGAGATCCCACTCAGGGAACCCCATGCCGTCCATGTAGGTCTGGCACTGGTCCCAGTAGTACAGCGGCACCGTCTCAGTTGCATGAGCGCGGTCCTCGATGACGATCCGATCCGGGATGCGCCACTTGCGCGCGTGCTTAGCCAGTCCGGTCTTGATCTCCAGACCGCGCGGCATCAGGTAAGTTTGCGAGATTGGGTCCCACCTGTTCATGGAGACATCCTCCACAGCACAGATCAATCGGTCCGGCGAGAAGTACAGGTGGGGGATGGTCGGGTGTACGCGACGAGGGGATTCCAACAACCGGACACCGTGGACGGTGGCGTAATGTTGGGCGATCAGGCCCTCCTTCAGCTTTCCCCACAGGGTGTACTTGTTCTCCTCGAAGGCCTTTGGCAGCCTCCTGGTCTTGTCGAGCCACAGGTCGTGCGCCGACATGTATGGATTATCCCCCAGGATTGCGGCGACATCAGAGCCGCCCAGTCCGGTTTCGCGTGGCCCGGTGTGTAGTTTTTGGTTGTTCATGGTTTCTCCTTGAGGGTGTTATAGACGTACTCAATGACGGCGGCCCGGTTGAAGTCCCAGACGGAGGCCCAGACGGAGACCAGTGGCGCCTTCATGATCGCCTCTCTGCCCGGCGACCGGCCTGGACGTCGTCGGTTGGAATGCCCTGTCGGAGAATGACACTGAGAGGCTCAATGGCCCGGAGAACAGGTCCGGACACCCTAAACACGGCCTGGCTCCAAGCGTAACCGCCCACGCTACCCCCGAGGGCAATCATACTGAGCATCCGTGAGCGCGGGTCTGTGTGAACGGCGGCGAACACGGTCTTCATGGGGCCTCCTTTACGGAGTCCCAGACGGAGTCCCAGACGGAGTCCCGGACAGAGGCCCGGACAGAGGCCCGGACGGAGTCCCAGACGGAGTCCCGGACAGAGGCCCAGACGGAGTCCCAGACGGAGCCCCGGACGGAGTCCGAGACGGAGACCAGCGGCGGCTTCATGGGGCCTCCTTTAGGGCGTCCCGGACGGAGGCCCGGACGGAGTCCGAGACGGAGACCCAGACGGAGGCCCAGACGGAGTCCGAGACGGAGCCCGAGACGGATCGGATCATGTCTCCACCTCTGGCGAGTAGGTCTCCGCATCCAAGCCGAAGCTCCAAGCCACCCCGTCATGTGGTGTTTTCGTTGTGGGCGGGACCTGCAAGAAATATACCTTGCTGCTCCCGTCTGGCTCGGGCGTCGAATTGATCACCCGCACCATGCGCGTGGGCTCTCTCCTCTCCTCGGGCCACCGGATCTCCCACAGCGCACCAAACTCGTCTTCGGCAAGGGCGGTAGCTCCGATCTCTCGGAGAAACCGATCTTCCCCGAAGACCCCCATCAGCGCCCGCCTGACCTCGGCATTGTTCTCGGACCGGATCCTCTCGGCCGTGAGGGTCTCCGGATGTTCGATGATGTCCGCCGACACACGGACCCCATGGATAGAGTACACCACGGTCCCGTCACCATACCGCAGGGCGGGCCGGTCGGTGGCGTGGAGGCGACCACGTAGATCCCGGAGGATAACCTCCGGCTTCGCCGCAACGAAGGCGATCTCGGTGCCAGGGAAAACCCAGCCGCACTCCCCCGCCACAGCGAGCAGGCCGCGCAGCTTTTCGGTCTCGTCTACGAGGCCACACTTCTCTCGGAAGAACGAGCAAAACGCGAGCCACCCCGCGTCGTGCTGTCCGTACACGCATTGCCCTAGGTAGTGTGATGGCGGGTGACGGTGCTCGTCCTCGGCCGCCACGGCCCGCAACATCGCCGTTGGTCCTGCAAAGGACCGGATCTCCTTCGGCGGGGGCACGCCCCCGCACTGGTACATCAGACGAACCGCCGCCCGCGCCCGCGCCTCGACAAGCGGGCTCGTGTCGAGCCCGATGGCAATCCATTCATCCCTGACGCTGGGCATGGCGGCTTCTTGCTCGGGGGTCAGCTTCTCAATCTTCTTCATGGGTTGCTCCTCCGGCGTTAATCGGCAACCTGGCGCTCCCCCTCAGGGGAGTACTCGCGCTGTCGCCTGACGATCCAATCCCCGGCGGGGATATGGATCTCCGCGTGTTCTTGGTGCCTGAGGACGGCCGGCCGCTCAAGCCGAAGGAGACGGCTCAGGTCCTCTCCGGCCTCGGGGAGCGTGTAGAGCGCGGCCCCGGCCTCGTCGATGGCGTGTGCATGGCCCGTGGCCTCGCCGTAGGCGAGGACCACTCGTCCACCGTCGCGGGGGATCTCGGCTCCCTGTTGCGTTCCGGCCGGCGCCCTCATGATGAGGACGTCGCCCTGTCTGTAGATCGTCATGTTGTTCTCCTTCCCTTTCATTATGGATCGTCGGTTGGCCAAAGGGCCTCCTCGAGCTCAATCAGCACCGCCACGGCCTCGTCCACGACGAGGGTTGTCCCACGGTCCGCACCGTCGAGCTCGCGGAGCTTTTGTATCAACGACCGAACATCGGCCTTGCCGATCCCTTCGCGTCTCATGATGGGTCCACCGTCCCATCCTGTTGACTTCCAAGTAAAGTGGGGATTCACCTATTTCGACATGGGAAAGAGCCAACGAAGGAAGGGTCACAACTTCGAGCGCGAGGTAGCCGCCGAGCTACGGGCCTGTGCGCCCATGATCGCGGATCGGATTCGGCGCGGGTTGCAGTCCCGGGACGGGTCCACCGTCCCGGACGTGATGACCCCCTGGCCGATCCATGTCGAGTGCAAGGTGGGGGCGAGGCCGAATGTCGGAGCGGCGATGCGACAGGCCTTGGCGGGAGCGGGCCCGGGCCAGATCCCTGTGGTCGTGACGCGGCGCGACAGAGACCCGGTGGGGGCCCTCGTCACGGTCCGATGGGTGGATCTGCGGCGGATGGTGAGCCCCCCGGCGATGTCGCCGGAGGGCTCGGGCGGGACTGGGTCAGGGGTCGGAGAGGAGCGAGTAGGCGAGGGCGAGGGCGAGAGCGAGGGCGAGGGGGCCTAGCATGCCTCCCCGTCCGGACGCCGCCGGCGAGGGCCGCCGGTCGCTCTTGCGATGACCGCCTCGGCCGCGTCGTCGAGGGTGCGCCGGCGGCCCTCCACCACCGCCTCGGCGAGGGACCGGAGCAGTGGCCCGCACAGGGCCATCACTCTCAGGGCCCGCGCGTTCTCGAGCTGCTGCCCAACCGTCGACTTCCAGGCCAGGGCGGTCATCGCGGCGGGGGCGTCGATCCGCCCCCTGTCCGCCGCCGCTGAAGCCGCGTGTTCGGCGTACTCGGTCGTAATCGCTGCCCGGACGAGGGCGGCGGCGTCGCCCCTGTACGCCTCGGGCCAGTCGCCGAGATCGGGCAGATCGCCCGTAAACCCGCGGCCGACTAGGTCGGCCAGGCGGAGGGCCTGGTCGAGCTCGGTTCGGGCGGAGTTGTGGGCTTTGATTAGGGTTTTCATTGTCTTCATGGTTTTCCTTTGCTTTCTGGATCGTGAGATCCATCCAGGGGTCGTCCAGCCGGACGACCCCTGAAGTGCCTCACGAGCCCGGGCTAGGCCGCCTCCCTCCCCCCACCGATGTCCCCAGCCCGGAGAGCCGCGAGGGTTTGGTGGGTCCACTTGCCCAGGGCAGCGCCCTGGAGTTCCCATGGAACCACGATGTCGGGGGTTACCCCGATCATCGCGGTAAGGACGTCCACAGGGATATCCTTCGGCCATCCGAGACCCGGATCGGGGATCTGGCCGGCGGCTGCGAGGCGGCATACCCCGCAGAAAACCCCGATCCGGGCCCAGCGGACGTCCGCGAAAACCCCGGTCAGGACCCCGATATTTATGGATTGATCAGAGGGTTTTACTAGACCTGCCCAGTCCCGACGGCCACCCGCCGGGAAGAGGTCATCAGCCCTGACCGTGGCCCAGGCCTCGACCGACCATCCCATGGCCCCGGCAGCCTCCACCAGGCCCGCTACGACGGCCCCACGAGCCGCGAAGTCCGACCGGCCCCAGGCACACGATGCGGCGATGCTCGCGGAGACCACCAGGCGCCGTCCCGGCGCCGGCGACCGGACGGTGCGCTCCCATATCGCCGGAGAGGGATCGTCCTGGTCTCTGGACACGTATCGCCCCACGTCTAGATCGCCGTGCTCCCGGTCCGGCCGCACCCGGCGGCGAGGGGACGCCGATCCACCCGCCCATCCCGGACCGGATAGGATCTTGTCCCGGGACGCCTCGACCTGGGCCCGGAGGCCCGGGTCTGGATGATCCAGGAGCACGCTGGCCTGTGCCAGGGAGCACCCGTCCGTCCAGTCGTCCACGCCGTTCGTGGCCTTGCGGATCCGGTCGTCGATGGCGGGGTTTCCCCCGCCAAAATTCAGGGCCCTCGGCATGACGGACCGGATGTCCCGGTCCGTCACGGTGAGGACGTACCCTCCCGGCGCCGGCGCGGGAGCGGGTCCGGGTCCGGGCCCGGAGAGGCAAGTCGGATGCCAGAAGGACGTCCGGCCCTTCCCGCGCCACTCGTAAACGGCGGCCGACCCGGCCGAGACCGTGCCACCGCATGCGGCGCACTTGTGCGCCACCTTTGCCGTACAGGGTTTTTTCATGACGACATCGCCTCCCGGTTGGCCGGCTCAAGGCGTGCGAAGTCCGCCGCGGGCCATCCCGCGCATGCGGCAGAGATTACCTCTGCCATGGACCAGCCCGCCGCGAGTAGCGCTCCCCCCCGGACGACGGTCCGGGTGGACAGGATCTGCCGGATGCGGTGCTCAGCACAGGCCTGCCGGGCTGTCGCGACCCACCGGATCCAAGGCTCCGGTGCGAGCCTGGCCTCCAGGCCCAGGTCGTAGCCTATCGCCACGCGCCCCATGGCAAAACGGTCCAGGAAAGCCCCATCTAGGGGCGACCGACCGCAGTACTCGGCCGTGGCCCCATGGCCCCATGTGTTTGCCGCCGCGATGGCGGTGAACATGGGGTGCCGTACATGGTCACGGCCGGACCGGGGGTTGGAAAACCCCACGTCGTCCAGAGCTCGGTTAAGGGTAAGCATTAGGTTGGCGTCCCCCGCGTCCACCTCGTCTAGGAGGAAAACCCCCCCGGACTCGTAGGCTGATATGAAGGCCGACGCCTCCCATGCTGTCTCCCCTCCACGGAGGACGGTCCGTCCGAGCAAGTCACTCTCAGTCGCCCCCGCTGAGCATGACAAGGAGGAAAACCCGAGCCCCAAGGCCCGGGCTGCATCAGCCGCGAGTCGGGTTTTCCCGCATCCGGCGGGCCCGGCCAGGAATAGGCTCCGGATCCCTCCGGAGATCCGAGCCAAAAGGCCCGGGAGCGACTCGTGGGCGCCGGTGACTTCCCCGAGGAGGCCCCCGTCGGGGGCCTCCATCCTGAGGACGAGCGGAGGGGCGAAGGCCAGGGCGGCCTTCGCCTCCTCTCTGGCTATGGCGCGGACCTGGTCCGCGTCCACGGAGGGCCGCAAGGCCCTCGACAGGATGTCGATCACCTCCTGTCCGGTTGGGGTTGGGGTTGGTGTCTCGTTCATGGTTTCTCCTTAGTGGCGACGGCGCCGGCCGGGCGTACCAGCTAGAGGCGCACCGGACGGTGCGCACTGGGGATTTTGGCCGTACTACGAAGAGAATTGCGCGGTAGTATGAAAAGGCTTGCGTAGCACCGATTCTGTTGCACTGCACCGATTCTGTTGCACCTAGCGTCCGCGCGATGATGAGGGTAGGGTTTTCGTTGGGAAGATGGCGGGTAAGGGGAACCATTGGCGGTCGGCGACAGAGGACGCCATCGCGGCAGCGATGCGTCACCGGCGGGGACGGGGCGAGGTCCTGGCGTGGTGTGGGGTCGTCCGGGCAGTGGCCGCCGTGCTGGACACAGATCGGGCCGCCGGGAGCCCCTCTCCGACGCTGGAGCGCTGGTTGGCGTACCAGCTGGTACACCATGCTAAACCCCCGAAACCCCGGGGAAAGCGGGCGCCCTCGGCTGTCGGCGTCGGAAAGGGCGAGGGACGCTCGGACGGCTTCCCTAGTCGTTTCCATGGCTTGGACGAGCCAGACCGGCCGTCGGTATCCGAGAGCCACACTAGGACGATCCCTAGTCCGGAGGAGGAACTGGGGTACGCCCTGGGGATCGATCTGGGGGGGGACACCCCGCGAAGCACCCCGGGGCTCGAGCGGAGTCCTGTTAGTGTACCCCATCGCGACCCCCCCGCCGTCCCGCTGCTGGAATCCGCTCCCGGCGACACCCGGGAGCTCGAGGCCCGGTTGCTGTCCGCCGCCGAAGCCGCAACGATCCCGGACGTATCCCCCCCGGGACCTGATCTCCGAAAGATCCCCCCAAGGAATCCGCTCCCCGCAAGGAAGCGCCTCAAGAAGCTGGCCCTCGCCGTCGAAGATCTGCGGAACTGGATCGTCTTCTGGGGCCTCGAGATCCCTGAGGCTGCCGAGGTCCTCGGGTCCACCGTCGGCCTAGTCGAACGACTGCTTACCCGTCAGTATTCTGAGAGACTGTCATGCCGACTGAGCAGGCGGCTGTCACACATCATGCACACCGACCCGTGGACCCTGCCGGACATAGCCCGGCTGGGCTCCGTTGTGCTGAATGTCGTCCCGGTCCGTAACGATTCCGAAATCGGGACCGACGCCTACAACAACGGGCTGGTTATGACAGAGCTCACGTTCTGGCGTTTCTGGAGCGCGGAGCAGGTTCGCCTCAAGGTCTTGCTCGACAAGAACACGAGGGAGTTCCTCCCGGGCCGCGAGCTCAGGGATCTCGGCAAGCTCAGGGCTCTCGACCTGCCGCGAGACAGGCCGATTGCCTGCTGTGTCAGGCACGAGCCCAGCCGACTGACAACCATGGCGTCCCATGGCGCAACCTTCGACATGAACAGGAGAGAGGCTATGGCGCGGCTCGCCCTGGCTGTCGAGGAGAGGAAGGTCAGGGCAATCTCCATCTTCACTCCACCGGCAGACTCTGAGATTGTGGAACCATGAGCGAGAAATGCCTGATGCTAGACCATCCCAGTGGATGGGGTTCTGCTCTGGTGATCATGCCAGAGGAGGCCAAGCGAACAATGACTCTGCGGTTGCGAAGACACCCGGCCGCCGGGACCTTCAAGGTGAGTAATGTCTACGTGTTCGGGACGAAGATCTACGTGGCCTCGAGGGGGTCGGACGACGACAAGCTCGGCGAGTTGACGTGGCGTCTGGGCTGGTTGCGAAGCAGACAAGAAAGGAAGGAATGAGCATGCGAGTGCTGGCGTCAATTCAACGTGTGTCCGAGATCGCGCCGCTCGAGGGCACCGACCACCTGTCGGTGGCGCGGGTCCTTGGATGGACCGTCGTAGTCCGAAAAGACGAGCTGGCCCACAACTCCCGCGTGATCTTCGTCGAAGCGGACGCCGTCGTGCCCGAGATGGAGGCGTGGTCGTTCTTGCGCGAGTCCGGATGGCGGGTGCGCACGAGGAAGATCCGCGGGCAGCTCTCCGAGGGGCTGGCCGTTCCATTGCCTCTCCCGTTCTCGTCGCTCCCTGACGGGACAGATCTCACGGCGATCCTGGGGATCACCAAGTACGAGCCACCCCAGCGCATGATCGCGGGGGAAGAGGAGGGTTCGTGGCCGGTGGGCGTCCCGAAGACGGATGAGGTCAGGCTTCAGGCGCACCCGGGCTTACTGAAGGAGATCCAGGGCCGCGAGCTGGCGGTGACGTTGAAGCTAGACGGCACGTCGGCGACGTTCTTCAAGTCCGCACAGGGCGAGTTCTTTGTCTGCTCGAGGAATCGGTCTGTGAAGAGAGGAGAGAACACCTACTGGAACATCGCCCAGAAGTACGACCTCGAGAAGAACATGCCCCGGGGCACCGTTCTACAGGGAGAGATCTGCGGGCCAGGGATCCAACAGAACCCGCTCGGGCTCAGCAAACACGAGTTCTTCGTCTTCGGCCTGCGCCTACAATGCCCCGGCGGCGAGTACTTGGAGGCTCCATACGCCGACATGGCGTCCGGCCTAGGCCTCTCGTCGGTCCCTCCGGTGTGCATTATCCCGAACGGGAGCGGAGACCTTCGGTTTTGGCTGAACCTCGCCACGACGGCGAGATACGCATTGGCTGGCGGGTCTGTGCCGGGGGAGGGAATCGTGGTCCGCCCTGTGAAGCAGGGTGTGAAGGCGGCCTGCCTGCGCAATAGAAGGATGTCCTTCAAGGTGATCAACCCGGACTACCTGCTGAACGGCGGCGAACAGTGATCGAGCGCGCAATCGGGCTGTTGGTTGTCGCCTGTGCGGCCGTTACCATACCGGCGATCTTGGCTGTGATTGTCCTCTGTCTGCTAGACGCCGCGCTGTGAGATGAAGCCGCCGCGGACCAAGGCATCGACGGCCAGCCTCAGCGTCTCCATGTCCTGGTAGTACCCCAAGACGAAATCCGCTGCTGCCTCCGCCTGACCAGACAGGGCGAACCTTTCGCTGGGCAGCTCGAGCTCGGCACCACCCTTCTTGTGGATGACCACCCCGCCCGCCCTTTTGATCGCCAGGGACTCGTTCTCGAACCGGACGTCTTTGATGATCACGTGTTCGATGATGCAGACGCCAGATCGGCCGCCAGACCCAGAAGCCGGGTGAGGCAACTGGTGGACGGACGAACCGACGGACTCCCTGGCTCGGCGAAGCCCGAGACGTACCCATGCGTCCGGGTCCAGATCCCTGACGGCCTGACCGATCCCGGACAGGGCTTGTCTGGGAGACACCGTGGGGGAGGGTTTCTCTTTGCGTTCCTCGATGTCCTCCGCGGACCAGAGCCATATCTGGCCGGCGAATTCCTTGATCGGATCCGCAAACCCGATGATTTTCGTTCTGCCCATTCTGTCGGCCAGTAAAGAGGCGACCGTGTCTTTGCCCGCTCGAGCGCGTCCGGAGATCCCAATGAGCATGATCAGACCGTAGGGCGCTCGGGGCCGAGAGTCTAGGCCGGGGCCATGGATTGTGAGAAGATGGGGTAAGTGCTGAAGCGGTGCCCGATGTGCGGAGAGGTCCTCCCTGCTGAAGGCTTCACCCACAACGGCCGGTGTCGGACCTGTGGCCGCAAAGAGCAGCGCGAGAACAAGGAGCGAATGAGACTGCGCGACCCGGTGACCTGGTGGATTCGCACGGTCATTAGAGGGGCGAAGAGCAGGAGCAAGAACGCTGATCTGACGCCGCAACAGGTCGCCGAGATCCTGGCCGCTCAGAAGTCTTTGTGCTTCTACTGTGATCGACCCCTCAACTTCAACGTGCGCGCCGGTGAGGCTCGAGGCGTCTGGCATCCAGAGTCTCCGTCCCTGGATCAAGTAATACCGGGCGGCGGTTATTCACCCGCCAATGTGGTCGTTGCCTGCTGGGAGTGCAACCGGGCCAAGGGGGCGGCCAGACCAGACCAGATCGCTCGGCTTCATGAGCGGATCCAGGCGTTCCTGAACCGGACCAGATCGCCCGGTTGATCATCTCCTCTGGTAATTTTTTTTTGTTAAAAAATTTCTCAGATCAGATCCGGCCGGACCGGATCGGACCATACCGGACCGGAGAAGACCAAACCGCGCGGGCCATACAGATTGGCTCAGCCCACCACCTCTCTCCTCTTCACCCATCCCCAGAGGCCAGGAGCTCCGTGAACAAGATGATCCATTCTGGCGATCCAGGGCTTTCGAACAGAGATGACCGTCCCACAGGGGAACGAAGCCGAGAGTCTAGCCTTTGTGGCTTGAAAAGCCTCTGGACCAACTAGACCGCGCCGACCATGGAAGGGCTATCCGGCGGTACTTCGCACCCTGCGTTCCTTCGACCATGAAGATTAGGGACGTCAACAACAACACCCATCCCCGTCGGCCTATCGCCCCGGGTGAGTCCACCATGCCACCGCCCCAACCAAAGCGCAAGATCGTCCTGCCAAGGGTTTCCTACGATTGCACGGTCAACGGCCCAGGCGTAGCCTCAGTGCATCGAACAGTCGGTTGACATCGTCCAGCTTCGCCTGCGGCTCAGGGTTCGTCCCGGCCGCTGCGAGGCATACGAGATCACCGACAACGGACCCAGGTTCCTGGGCGAGTGCGATTGGCGCGTGATGTGGCGCGCACTGTCGCAGCTCGTGGTGACCCAGGGCGGGGCGGGGAAGGAAAGGAAAGCAGATGGCCAAGTGCAGTGACTACGGGGACAGGCGCGGATGCGGCGCCGAGATCATGCTGATCAAGATCCATCGGCGGGACGGAAAGGAACAATTCATGCCGTTCGACCGTTGCTTCGAGGTGCGCCTCAAGGACGGGTCCGAGGTGATGGGGGCCTTCATCCCTCACTGGCTGACGTGCCCAGAGGCCGAGGACAAAAGGGCGAAGGAGATCGCCTACATGCGTCAACGCGAGGAGAAGTTCCAGGCGGGCCGTCTGAACAAGGACGGCAACGGCAACGGCGGAGGTGAAGGCAAGCGGGGCGGCGACTTTCGCCGCGCGTCCGAGCGTCCCGACCAGCGCCAGTCCGCGAACCGCGACCGGGGGACCGGCGGCCAGGCTCGTGGAGACCAACGGGGCCGTGGCGGCCGTGATGAGGACATTCCCTTCTAGGGAGATCCGAGTGCGGTTCAAAGGCGAAAGGTCTTGGAGGTATCCATGAGGGCATTCATTCCGTTCGGCCGCCGTGTCTTGGTCCGTGTTTCTGGTCCCGACGAGCTCACCCCGGGCGGGCTTCACATCCCCTCTGTGGCCCAAGAGGCCAAGCTGGAGGGTGTCGTCGTCGCGGTCGGGTCGGATATCGAGGTGATCCGTCCCGGGCACCAGGTTCTCTTTGGACGGTTCAGCGGAACCGTCCTCACCGTCAACAACGAGACCCTGCGGCTCGTCCACGAAGACGAGCTACATGGAAGGTTCGAGGAGTCGTAGACAATGAAAACCCCCCTTCTCTGTCTTGTGGCCGTCCTTGGTTTCTCCTCCGGCGTTGGGTGTCAAAGGGCCGTCAAGATGGAGGAGGGGGGTAATGCCCGGTGCTACTACGACGAGACGCTGATCTTCAACGGACAGATCACCTTGGTCGGAGAGGGAGAGGTCAACTTCTCTGAGACCCTAACCGGCATTCATCGGCTGTGCTCGGACTCGGCGGTGTGGTGTCAGATAGACTTCTCCCCTAAGGGGGACGCCAAGTGAGCGGTGGATCTTACGACTACGGGCATCTGCACCTCGCCGACCTCGCCGAGGAGGTCCAACGGCGGGCGCTAGGCAAGAAGAACTGGCAGACGCGCCTCGCGTTTGCTCGCCTCCTCTCTTTGTGTGCCCTGGCGGCGCATGCTCTGGAGTGGGTGGACTCTGGCGATTATGCCGCCGGTGACGAGGACGCCCCCATTCTGGCCGCCTTGGGATCCCAGGCCGCCGATATCGCTTCCTCGGCAGACAAGATTCGTCGAGCCGCGGAGGCCCTGGTTCCGGAGTTGGCCGGCGAGGAGCCCCGTGGCTGATCAAGGAATCCGATCCGTCTGGGGCTCCGTCTGGGACTCCGTCTGGGGCTCCGTCTCGGACTCCGTCTCAGCCCCCGTCTGGGACTCCGTCTCGGAGTCCGTCCGGGAGGCCCCATGAAGGCACCACTGGAGTCCGTCTGGGAGTCCGTCTCGGGCTCCGTCTGGGGTTCTATCTGGGATTCCTTCTCGGCCTCCGTCTCGGACTCCGTCTCGGAGTCCGTCTCGGAGTCCGTCTGGGACTGCGTATGGGATTTCCCCTCTGACCAAATCCGGGATCTCGTCGCGGTCTCCGTAAAGGAGATTCCATGAAGGCACCACTGGTCTCCGTCCGGGCCTCCGTCTGGGCCTCCGTCCGGGACTCCGTCTGGGACCCCGTCTTGGCCTCCGTCCGGACCTCCGTCCGGACCTCCGTCTGGGAGCCCGTCTCGGCCTCCGTCTGGGACTCCGTCTGGGTCTCCGTCTCGGACTCCGTCCGGGAGACCCCATGAAGGCACCACTGGTCTCGGGCATCACGCAGCGCACGGCGATCAAGCGGCAAGAAGAAGAAGGAGAAGCGACTATGGCAAAGCAAATCTACACAGCGCGGATCGAGGTCGAACTCATGATCATCGCGGAGTCTGCCGACGGGGCCAGAATGATTGCCGCACGATCTCTCAAAGAAGAAGCTTCGAACTTTAGCTGGGTGGACTTTGACACCGTTCTCTCGAACGGCAAGTTGGCTAAAGGCTGGGTTGTGAATGCACTGCCTTACGGCAAGAACGAAAACAAGACCGTCGGTGGGTGGATCGGAGGAGGAGAATGATGGCTGATGTGATGCTCGTTCTTCGGTTCCTGTGGGCTCTCTGGGAGGACACGGGCCTCGAGGAGACGCCAGAATGAACAACGGGCGCAACCACCAATCGACCCCGCAAGACCTGTTCGACTGGGCGCACGCTCGCTGGGGACCATTCACGCTCGATGCCTGCGCCTCGAGCTGGAACGCCAAGGTGCCCCACTACTACGGCGAGGAAGCGGACGGGTTGGCGTCGCCATGGGCAGGCCGGGTCTGGTGCAATCCGCCGTGGGATCGCGTTGATCCGTGGGCCGAGCGCGCCCTTCTGGCTGTACGCCAGCGAGAGGCGGAGCGTGTCGTGATGCTCGTCCCCGCCAGAGCGGGGCGCGGGTGGTGGCACAACATCATCCGTCCCCACGCCCTCGTGCTCCCTGTGGGTCGCGTCCAATTCGCCCCGCCACCAGGAGAGCCCGTGGGCTCAGGCGGATTCGAGGATGCGGTGTTCGCCGTGCTCGAGGGGTCGCCACCGGCAGGGCTCGGGAGGAAGAAGTGAAGGAAGAACCAACCAACCACCGACTGATCGTGATCCTCGACAAAGACGAAACGCGCGCCGCCTTCGATGCGATGCTGGAGGACGCGAAACGGGATCGGGCTAGAATGACACGCCTCGGCGCGTCGAACAATATCGCCCGCATTGACGGCTGGATTGCAGGAGTCCTAGCCTGTCGGTCCGTGATCGCCCGCCTCGCCGCCCAAGACGAGGCCCTTCCCGAACCCGAACAAGAATAGGAGCCAACCGTGACCGACCCGGCCGAGGCCGTGCTAGGCTCAATCCTCCTGGATAACGCGGCGATCTACGCTGTGGCCGACATACTTTGCCCGGCTGATTTCGAGCTCGGGTCTGACGCGGAGCTGTTCAGCCGCATGGTGGCGCTCTCGTCGTCCGGACGCCCAATAGACCTAGTCACACTCGACGGCGCCGTAGACCCGGCGAGGTTCGCCCTGCTCCTGGACGCAGTCCCTACAGCCAAGCACGCGCCGCACTATGCGGCCCAGGTCCTGGCTGCCTCACAGAGGCGGAGACTTCGTGCTGTGGGCGAGGAAATGGCCGCATCGGCCGATGACGAGCGACCGGTGGATCTCCTTATCGCCCAAGCCGAGGCCGCGGTCATGGGGGTTCGTCGGTTTTCCGTGTCCTCGGACTTCGTCTCCGCCGGAGAACAGGCGGCCAGGCTGTATTCGCTATATGAGGAGCGGGCCTCTGAGCCGGGAGCGATGCTTGGCCGACCAACCGGGATCAAGGGGCTAGACGACCTTCAAAGCGGCCTCAGTCAGACCGACCTGGTCGTGATCGCCGGACGTCCGGCCATGGGTAAGAGCGCGATTGCGCAACAGATCATTCTGAACCTGCTCCGCGCAGACCGCGGCGCCGTGGGAATCCTGTTCTCGCTGGAGATGTCCTCGGATCAGTGCGTCACCAGGGCGCAGGCGCAGATCTCGGGGCTGGACTCGAGGCGCATACAGACAGGGCGGCTCAATGACCGAGAATGGGGCGACCTGGCAGACGCCTGTCGAGACCTCGAGCGCATGCAGTTCTGGATCGATGGCTCCGGATATCAGTCAATGCAAACCATCGGATCTCGGTGTCGCGCCATCAAAGGCCGTCTGGGGCGGCTCGATATCGTGGCCGTGGACTACCTGCAACTGATCGCCCAGGACTCGCGCGCCGGGAACCGCGAGCAAGCCATCGCTCAGGCGTCTCGAGACGCCAAGCTACTGGCCAAAGAGCTCTCGGTGCCGGTGCTGTTGCTGTCCCAGCTTAATCGAGGCCTCGAATCCAGGGACGACAAAAGGCCGCGAATGAGCGACCTCCGCGAGTCCGGAGCCATCGAGCAGGACGCGGATGAAATCCTGTTCGTCTACCGAGACATCGTCTACAACGAAGGAGCAGACCCTAATGAAGCGGAAATCATCGTCGCGAAGAACAGGGACGGAGCCACAGGGAAGTGCTTTGTCCGATTCGAGGAGAAGTCCACGCGGTTCCACGACTAGGCCGCCGGTGATCTATGTCGCCGGACCGTACTCGGCGCAGACCAAGGCGGGGGTCCTGGCCAACATCGATCGCGCCATGGCGGCCGGGGCAGAGCTTGTGTGCCGCGGGTTCGCCGTCATTGTCCCCCACTTCTGGGGGCTGTCTGGCGCCGTGGCCAATGTGGACTATGAGGGCTGGATGTCGCGCGACTTCGCCATCCTCGAGAAATGCGACGGACTCTTCTGGTTGCCCGCCCTCCCCGCGACCGCAACAACCGCGCCTGAGCCGAGCCCGGGGACCGCTCGAGAGCTCGCCCTCGCCCGCTCGTTGGGAATCCCTGTGTTCCGCCATCTCGACAGCTTCTCGCACTACGATTGGAGCACAAGAGCCCCTGCCGGCGTCGTGTTGCGCCCGTTGCGGCGCAGCCGCAAAGCCCGCCTCTGATCTCTGGCAATCTTCTTCTTCACTGCGGCCTGGAGCCACGGGTCAGCCCCGGCGTTCCTCGTTGCGGCCTCCGCGTCGGCTTTGTCCGACAGGTCGCGGAGCGCCATGATCGGGGCAGCCGCCTTGAAGTGAGCATAGACGGCCAGCGCGGTGGCGATCACGTAGTCATCGGTCTCGCCAGACGGGTGCGTGAGTCGGCCGTTCTCGTTGACGAAGATCTCGTGTTGTCGTATCCCCTCGACCGTTCGCAGCGAAAGGCCGCGATCCTGGATCAGTTGCTGAGACATTGAGATGATCAACGCCTTCGTGTGCGCGTAGGTCTTGAATCCGGGTGTGAACCCGTCGTCCTCTGAATTGTCCACGCGCTCCTCATTTTTGCGGTGATACATCGGAGAGGTGTGGAGCTCAACCAGGCGCTGGCACGTCGAATTGCCCGGGTAGTTACCCTCGCAGCACACGTAGGCGTCTCCGTATGTCTTGTGCAGCCAATGGATGATGTCTCCGAAGTCCCGGGTGTGCGGCTTGCCGGCGAAGCGGGCGACCTCGATCAATCGCGTCCCGTCGGTGCGGTCGAAGACGATGGCGACAGAGAGATCCCCGTCTGATGCGTCTGTCTTGCCGGTGGCCACGTCGGCGCCGATGATGTACTTACGCTCCGGCTTCGGCTTCTCCCATATCACTGTCTGGGCCGCCGCCTCCCGGTTGGCGCGCGCAGGCATCTGGAGCACGTGCTTGCGGTCATCTACCACCAGATACCCACACCACTCGGGCTTGGCCTTGTCGGCCTCCATGCGCATCGCCTTTAGGGCCCCCGGTGCGAAGATCGAGTTACCAGACCCGACGAACGCCTCCTGTGGCTCAGACGGGTACTCCTGGCGGAAGAAGTCCTCCGGAGACATCTTGCCCTGTTCAGAGCACTTCGTCTGGATGGTGTGGCGGCGCCAACGGAGCTGCTCCATCGACAGGCCGAATCGGCTCACGAGCTCGGTTTCGATGTCGTCAAGGTTCTGCTTCATCCACGCGGCTTCGTCCTCCGATACCGGCAACCGGTAGTGTGGATCTTGCCACCACGCCCAGAAGAACCTGAACTTGCCGTTCCAGTCTCCGGGCGTCCTTCCGGTCTCCTTCCAGCACTTGTAGACCTCCTCGAATGACAGCGAGCCCTGCACGGAGGCGTAGAAGGAGGCGTCGTGTCCGTTGGCGGTGGACTCCTCGAAGCAGTAATGATCGGGCATCATGGCGTTCTTCGCCGCGCTGATCGCGTCCGCGTTCGCGAAGTGGGCCACCTCCGACAGGTGGGTGAAGTCCAGGTCGTACCCGCGAGCCACGCCTTCGTCTTTGCCCACGGTGACGATCATTCTGGAGTCCCACGCAGGCTCGTCCTCGGCGTCGCCCATGGCCCACTCCAGCCCATCCCCGCTCGATTTCTTCATCGGGACCTTGTGGAAGGCATATTCCTGGGGCCAGGCCAACACGAATCGCTGAGCGATCTTGCCGATGTTCTGCGCCCCGTCCTTCCTGTGGGCCATCAAGAGGGCGTTCGTGTGCGGGGAGAATTCGCACAAGTGAAAAGCTAACGCCTCGATGTATGTGGACATTCCCTCCTTTCTGGGCTTCAGCACGACGACGTCCACCGGGAGGTGAGACACCTGCACAGTGGGGTCTTCCTTCGCCCTCGCCGAAGTGCGCTCGAGGTTGAACGCTTCGATCATTTCGACAAGCCGATGTAGGGACTCTTGGGCCGGGTTCAGGACGAGCGGGACCAGCTTGGTGGCGGCCGGATCCCTGGATCGCACCCGCAACACGTCGGCGAAGAACCGTCGACGGTCTCTACGCCATTCGTCGCGTTTGGCCTGGACCGACTGGATGCTCGCCTTGTCTGCCATTGGCTTGCCAGTATAGGGGAAAGCCTATAGAGTTTTCCAGCATGGCTTCACTCTTGGTCGTGGTGGTGATCCTGGCTGTCTGCCTGCCCGTGACCGCCGCCGTGGTTTCTCATTACCACGTGCTTGCGATTGAGTCCTTCCACGCACACATCAAGGAGACGCAGATCGTCGGCGGAGAGCTGGCGGACGTCTACCGGTCGAAGGCGACGTGGCACATGCAAGAGGCCGAGAAGGAAACCGAGCGCCGGCATAGGCCCCGCGTGGTCGATCCTAGGCAGGTGATCTCGTGACCAAGATCCCAGAGAAAAGGGCGCTCGAGCTCCTGGCTGTGGCCAAGGCCCGCTGTGAGGATGCCAAGATGGCGGTTCGGGATCGGATCGATCTGTGGCTGGAGCGCCTGGCCTTCATGCGCGGCTGGCAATACGCCGTTCGCGACGGCGCTTTCGTTGTGGATGATGACGCCTCAGGAGAGGAGCGCGAGGTTCACAACTACATCGGGACGTTTGTCCGGTCCGCCGTCGCCAACAGGCTCAAGACATTCCCCAACCCACAGGTTCCGGCATCCAGCGGAGACCAGCGGTCGATGGCCAAGGCCGACGCAACCGAGAAGCTGTTGGCATCCTTCATTGACGACGAGATCGTAAGCAAAGAGGAGATCATCCGGGCGTTGACGTGGGCCGCCGCGGTTGGCGGCGCATGGGTGAAGTGCTACTGGGATCCCCACGCGGGCAGGCCTCTTCTCGAGGAGCCGTCGTTCATCGAGCGGCATGAGACCGACCCAGAGACCGGTGAGACCGTGGTCCAGTACGAACGAGAAACCGACGAATTCGGGGTCGAGATCTTCTCACGAGATTTCGAGGGCTCAATCAGGACCGAATTCGTTGACACCATAGACGCGCTTCCGGACCCGACGGCCAAGCGTGGATCAGAGATGCGTTTTTGGATCCACAGGAAACTGAGGCCGGTCTCGGAACTCGAGGCCAAGTTCCCGGTCGATTACGCTGGCAAGAAGACCAAAGGGCGGTTCGACGTTGGAGGGAAAGAGGTCGGCCAAGCAGAGAGGGACATGGTTGGCGGCGCTGAATCCATGTCGGTCGAGCAAAGGCACGACAACGAATCCCGCCTGGCTCACCTGTACGAGTATTGGGAGCCCGCCTCACCCGAGCGGCCCAACGGGATGTTCTTGGCGTGGTCGAATGATGTGATCGTGGCCATTGGGGCTAACCCGTACAGGCCCGCCCGCATTCCGGCCGTTCTGTTCCTCGGCGACAATCTCGTCCCGTCCGGGCTGTACGCCGATGGCGTCGTGGAGCCGTTGATCCCGCTTCAGCGTACGTTGAACTCGCACGAAAGCATGAAGAAGGAATGGATCAAGGCGCTCTACAGCCCGAAGATCCTCAATCCTATCGGGTCGATGGTTGTGGCCGACGACTTCGGCGATCTGCCGTCCGTGATCGACCACGCCCCAGGCCTGAAGCCCTCCCCGATGCAGGTGCCGGACATGCCATCCGCAATGTTCGAGGCCGCCGCCGAGCTCGTGTCGCGCATGAAGGAGATCAGCTCCTACAGCGACATCAGCCGCGGCGACGTCCCGCAAGGGGTGGAGTCCGGCCGCGCAATCGCGTTCCTTCGCGAGAACGAGCAGACCATCCGTGAGCCGGACATGCTCCTTCATCGATCCGCCTGTCTGTCTATCCTGCGTCACTGCCTGTGGCTGGCCAAACAGTTCTACCACGAAGATCGGGCCATCAGGACCATGGGAGACGACGGATGGGAATACTTCATCTTCAAGGCCGACGATTTCGACTGGTACGCCGACCTAGCCCCGGAGGCCTTCTCCGGTGCGCCCAACTCTAGGGCCTTGCGGTGGGCGGAGACCGTGGAGGCGTTCACGGCCGGCCTATTCGACGACGAGAACCCGGCGGCCAAGAAAGCGCGTCGCATGCTCGAGCTCGATCACGCCAACAGAAGCACGGTGGATCCGGACCGCACATCCAGGAGGCTGGCACGAATGGAAAACCTACAAGCCATCGAGCTGGCGGCCGGTCGAGGCCAATGGATCAACGAGGTCCGCGAGTTCCACGACGACAAGCTACATCTTGAGGAGCACAACGTCGTGCGCAACAGCCCGATCTACTTGGCGTGGCCCCATGAGGTCCAGGCGGCCTTCGATCATCACTGCGAGAACCACGAGGGCAACCTAGAGGCCAAAGAAGGCCTTGTGGCTGGCCAGCAAGACCCGGCCGCCATGAACGCCAAACCAGGCCCACCCCCTGCCCCGATGGGAGCAGAGTCGCCAATGGCCGGCGGCCATTCAGTCGGAGAAGCAGAGCCGGCAAGCCAGGACGAATTTCTCTCTGGCCGGGCCAGTTGACGGGTAAACCCCTTCGGGATAAACTCTCCACGTGTTTCGGGGAAAACCCGCAAGACTGGTGCGTCAATCCAGGCCCCGATCCGTCTCCATCGAGCGTACCGCGTCAAGGCGTAGGAGTGTTTCACAATGAGTCTGTTCCCTCCGGCAAGCACAACCAATTCACCATCGACGGGCCTGGCTGATTACAACCGGGACGCCGGCGGAGGGCCCGAGCCAAGCGCAGGGCAGGAGGCCGATCAGGTCTTCGAGGTTGGCGAGGCGGAGGAGCAGGAAGCCGAAACCACCAACCAACCAAACCGGACCAACGGAGAGGAAGAGGTCGGCGAAGAAGGGCAGAACGTAGGGGCAGATCAAGAACCAGAGGAGACAGAGCAGCGACAGGCTCCCGGGCGCGCGGATAAGCGCATCCGGCAACTTGTCGGCGAGAAGAAGCGGCAAGAAGAGGAGAACGCCTCGCTGCGTGCGACGTTGCAGGCCCTTCAGGAGCACATGCGAGAGCAGGTGGCCTTGGGCCGGGAGCAGTGGAACGCCCAGAGGCCGTTCGTCGAGCAGCAAAGGACACAGCAAGGGAAGACCGAGAAGCGGCAGAAGATGCTGGAGCTCGGCTTCGACCCGGCGGACTACAAGGACCACGCCTTGTATGACGCACTGCAAGAGAACGTCCAGATGCGATCCGAGCTCGGCGAGGTCCGAAAGATGTTCGAGGAGACGAAGCACGAGAAGCAGATGCGCGCCTACTCGGAAGACTTGTCTCGCCGGATCACGGCCGAGCTGGAGGGCTATGACGTCTCCAGTGAGCATCTCGCCAGCATCCAGGAGCAGGCCATTGAAAGCGCGGTAGCCAAGGGGCTGGACTCAGCACAGGCCGCCGCGACTGTGGCGACCAGGGTCAAGCCATTCCTCAGGAAGAGATCTGCAACCACCAAGCCGAAACCGACCGGAGGGGATGTCCACGGGGTCATCTCTACGAGCGGCCGGAGCGGAGGCGAGGGGACGTCCCGAGCCAAACCCTCCACCTTCGACGAAGCCTTGAAATCTCTGTTTGGGTAGAAAGAAGAAAAGGAACACACCATGGCATTGACGGATACCAGCGGAATCGCAGGACAAAGCAGACTCTCTTTCCAGGGACGGCTCAAGACCGAATTCCTGCCCAAGTGGGATGATCACGTCCACAAGAAGACCAAGGTCGCCGAGAAGATCGCGAAGAAGAAGGGCACCATGGGTGGCCTCGAATCGCTCGGGTCCGTGATGGACGCCCTCCCCCAGAGCGCAGGGATCGCGCTGCTTGAGGGGCACGACCTGCCGAATCCTACCGTGGGGTCGTATTTCCAGCCGAAGCTCCATTCGCGTTCGATCTACACCCGACTGCGCTGGACCGGCCATGTCGAGCGAGCCGCCCGGAAGGGCGACAAGCACGCATGGGCCAAGCCGCGCGCAGAGGACATGAAGGCCGCGGACGAGCAGATGCGACTCAACTTCGCGCGCATGCTGTACCTGGGGCCGTATCAGGCACTGGCTTGTGTCAGCTCGTTCAACGACACCACCGACAAAGCAACGCTGTACGGACGGGACGCCCGGCG